CATCGTGCCCGAACGGCATGCCCTGCCCAAGGCGCTCATCGTGAACCGGTATCTGGCGGAGGAGAGCATCCGATCCCTGGCCCAATCCTTCCGTGTCGCGCCAGGAAGGATCCGCCAGTTGCTCGAGGACAGCGGGGTGACGATCCGTGCCAATCGCCACTGCCTCCCCAGGGCGCCGCAGCCGTGGACCCCCCAGGAGATTGCCCGATGTGTGCGCCTGCGCGCCCAGGGCCATGACATGGCCACCATTGGCTTGATGGTGAACCGCAGCCGCCTGGCTGTCGCCAGCCAGCTGCAGGAGCAGGCCCGGCCCACTCAGGCGGCACGAATGGCGGCCCGGGCCCGCCGGCGCCGCGGCGATCTTCTGGCAGCGGAGCTGCCGCCAGAGCAGGTGATCGAAGCCGTGCGCCGTGGCTGGCTGGAGGGCCGCAGCATTGCCGTCCTGGCCAGGGAGCTGCAGATCCCATCCGCCATCGTTTCCGGTCTCCTGAAGCGGCTGGGGATCAGCGTGCCGGCCGGTGGGCCCAATCCCAATCGCAGCAGCCTGCAGGGCGCTGCGAACGCGATTCCTACCCTTTGAGCAGGAGGAAAGCCGGTGTGACCAGAAAGGTGGAAGCCGGCGCCCAATCCAAGCCCCGGGGAAACGCGAAGAAGCCACCGAAAGACCGCACCCTTTCCAGGGCAGCAGAGCGGAACTACCGCGTGCATGCCCTGCTCGGCCTTGCCGTGAAGAGCTGCTATGGGCCGTGCGAGCTCATGACCGTGGCCACCAAGGGCTGGAAGGTCAGCCCCACGGTGGCGGCCCGGCTGGTTGCGGAGGCATTTGATCTCGCGATCCAGAGCACCAGCCTCTACGACCGCCAGCGAATGGGCGCCATTCAGGTCTCGAGGATGGAGCATCTGCTGCGCGTCACCATGCAGGCGAAGCAGCACCAGACCGCGCTGGGGGTGCTGGCGGAGATCAACCGGTTCCTGATCAGCATCGACAAGTTCGAGCGGGCCCAGGAAGAGGCTGGTGATGGTGGCTCAAGTGCCAAGCCCCTCACACCAGAAGAGCAGGAGCGCCTGGATCGAGAAGGGGATTTCTGATGGCCTGGGACGACGAGGCATGGGCCGAATATGAGCAATCCCAGCTTCGCGCGCAGACACCCTGCTACTCCTGGCCGCGGCAGGGCCCTGCCGGACTCCATCTGCCCCGCAAGCAGGTGGTGCGCCCGATGGCACCGGTGCTGCGGTATCTGCCCCGCCGCGTGCTGTTCTCGCAGGAGCAGGTGGTGCGGCCGTGGGATCAGCTCCCGAAGCGCTGGCCAGACTTCGCCGCCCGCACCTTCATCGCTTCACAGGGGAAATACCTCCCCTTCGTGCCATGGGACTACCAGCTGGACCTGGTCCGCACCATCCGGGCCCACCAGAACACCTACGTCCTGAAGAGCCGCCAGACGGGGGTTAGCGAGACCGTGATCTCGTTCATGCTGCAGCAGGCCATCCAGCGGCCGGCCTGGGTCGGGATCATCTTCTCCAAGACCGGTGAGGATGCGAGCGAGCTGGCAGCCCGGATCAAGGGCCAGGCCGCATCCCTGGGATCATCCTGCCCGCCGCTGCCCAAAGACAGCGCCCGCAAAATCGTCTTCCAGGGCCGCGGCAGCCTTCACTTCCTGCCCCCTACCGAACGGGCGGCCCGGGGCATCCCGTCGGCCTCGATGGTGCTTTTCGATGAGGGGGCCTTCATCGAGAAGCTCTCCGGGATCGAAACCGGGGCCATGCCCACCCTCTCGCTGCTGGGCAGCCGGGCCAGGGCGGTCTGGGTTTCCACCCCCAATGGCCGGAGCGGCCGGTTTCACGAGCACTGGAGCACCGATCACGGTGAGGTGGCCGTGGACGATCGCACCGTCAACGGCATCCCGGTCCTGCGCACCAGCGCCAATCGGGAGTTTGCCAAAGTCGCCATCCACTGGAGTCAGCACCCGATCTACTCCAGGGATCCGGACTATCCCGAGAACACCCGCCGGAAGTTCCAGCTCACCCAGCAGCGCTACCGGCAGGAATTCGAGTTGGATTTCGCCGCCACGGACGCAGAGGTCTACCCCCACGACCTGATCGAGGCCGCCGAGGCCATCGGCGGGTTGCAGCTGCCCACCAGGGGCCGCATCTATGTCTTCGGGATTGACCCCAACGGCAAGGGCGACGATGAGTGGGTCACCACGGTTCTGGATGTCACCAGCAACCCCTGGCAGGTGGTCGCCCGCTTCAACGACGCGCGCCGCAGTCGGGACTACGGCCTGCAGCGCACCGCCCGCCTGATCGACCAGTACGCCCCGGAGCTGGTGCTGGTGGAGTCGAATGGCGTCGGAGCAGCGGTCAGCGAACAGCTGGGCATCCTGCGGCCAGGGGTGCGCTACGAGGAGTTCGCCACCAGCAAGCCCAGCAAGATCTTCATGACGGATCGCGTGTTGCTGCTGCTCGAGCAGGGAGAGCTGGGGATCCCCCCGGACGACATCTACGGCGACCAGATGCGCACCTTCCGCCAGGGGCCCGATGGCACCCGTGAAGCCGCGGCCGGCTGCCACGACGATGCCGTGATGAGCCTGGCAGCGGCCTGCGAAGCCGGGGCCAGGGTGCGCCCGATGGTGGCCGACTGGATCAACATGGTCTGATCTGCAGCCCCGCCGCGGCCTCCCCCGGCCCGGATCCCATGTGGCAATGGGCAACCGTAGCCGGAATTTCCGGCCACGCCTCCGCCCGAGACTCATCCTGGAAACGGAGAATCCCGTTTCACTGCGTCCCCTCCCGCCGGCCCCCGCCGCGCCGCCGCGCCGGCGCCGGCCCGAGGTGGCCACCACCACCGGCGCCACCGCCGGCCACCACCGGCCCCCGCCGGCCCCCCCCCGCCGCGCCGGCGCCGGCCCGGGGTGGCCACCACCGTCGGCCCCCCTTCTCCAGCTCCAAGACGATGCCTGGCCCCGCCTTGAGAATCACCATCGGCCGCGCCCGCCGCGGCCTCGGTAGCCTCCTGCCCGGCCAGGTCTATGTCGGCCGCCCCAGTCCGCTGGGCAATCCCTATGCCCTCGGCCGCGATGGCAGCCGCGAGCAGGTGATCGCCCGGTACCGGCGCTGGCTCTGGGCGCAGCTGCAGGCACCGGGCTCAGCGCAGGAGCGCGAACTCAGGCGCCTGCTGGCCCAGGCCCGCTCCGGCGAGCTGGAGCTCTTGTGCTGGTGCGCCCCCCTGTCGTGCCATGCGGAGGTGGTGCGCTCGGCGCTGCTCTGGCTGGCGGGGAAGGAGGGGGTCTGAGGGCCGGCCCCCGCCGGCCCCCCCCCGCCGCGCCGCCGCGCCGGCGCCGGCCCGAGGTGGCCACCACCACCGGCGCCACCGCCGGCCACCACCGGCCCCCGCCGGCCCCCCCCCGCCGCGCCGGCGCCGGCCCGGGCCAGGTGGGCCCTTGAACATCACGAGCTGAGCAGATTGTGGCCTGACAACGCAGGGATCGTTACTCTGTGGGCTCCCAAGGATTCCTCCCCCCGCCTGCCGTTGGCTTGCGGGGGGATTTTCATTGGTGAGGCACTACGCCTCAGCGCCGTCTTCGTCCGGCAGCTGCAGCGGCGAGCTCATCAGCTTCCAGCGCTTCGCCAGGATCGGCCGGTGCCCACCCAGGAAGTTCCTCACCGTGTGATGGGACAGGCCCTGGGCCGCCGCGAAGGCCCGTTCCTGGCCCACGATGATCTCGCGCCGGCGGCCGCACGTCACCTCCCGCAGGATCCATCGGGGGGCAGCGCTGTCATCGGGCTGATCCTGCTCGGAGCGCTTTACCCACCAGATCCATGTCCCACCGCTGTTGCCCCTGGTCACCCGGCGCAGCAGGCCCCGCTGCTCGAGTCTGCTCAAACAACGATTCAGGGTCGCGCGCTCCGTCCCCAGCTGCTCGGCCAGATCGGTGAGCGTCGGCCACCAGTTGGGAACCAGCTGCTCGATCTGAACCAAGGTCATGGCCTGTTCCGCCCGCAGTGCTCGCCGCAGCTGGGCGAGGAACGCTGGCTGGATCATTGCCGCCTCGGCCTTGTCGGCCACGGCCACAGGCGCCGCCGCGGCTTGATGCTGGCCTGACTCGCTGCCGCCAAGGCCACTTCCAGCTCAGCAATCCGCCGGCCGGCGCGACGGATCATGATCTCCTGAATGGATATCAACCTGGCCATGAGCAGACACCGGACGATCACAGCATCCGGCCCCCGGTTGGTGACTTCGTTGCGCAACTCATTCCCGAGGCGGTGGAGTTCAAACTCCAGCTCATCGCTTTCTACCGGCTTCATCCAATCGGTACTGGCCATCTCACGCAGATCTCTTGCGCCCTGTGGGTGCTTGCCAGAGCACGCGCACAGATCTCGGCACCCCCTCGCGCACGTCGATGGCGCCGACCGCCTGAAGGTTCCTGAAATGGACCTGAACCGTGGAGGTGCTGGCCAGGCCCCTGGCGCGCATCACATCCCGGAAGCTGGGGCTGATGCCGTGCTGCTTGATGTAGGCCCGCACGGCATCCAGCACCAGTTGCTGGGCCTCCGTCAGCCCTCGTTCCGTTTTCATCGGAGCCTGTGTTCTCGCTGGCCCCGAAACCCGTCCCGTCATGAATCCGCGATGTCGTTGTTCCAGGCCGAATCTACTCCCGAATAGCGCATCAGTCCTACGGCACCGTTGAGAACAGGCTGGTGCCATCCGGGAACAGCGCCCGCAATCGCTCGATTTCGAGGTCCCCGGCATCCATAGAGCGTGGGGCGGCATCCCCCGCCAGTCGGCGCTTCGCCACCCGCATTGCCTGATCCTCCCGCGCGATCACATCGTTCCGGGAGATCCCCATGGCCTGGCTGATCTGCCCAGCAGTCTCCCCGGACAGCATTCGATCCATCACCTCCTGGAGAACTGGCCAAGGCGACAGGGCCTCGAGCACCAGCTCGCTGCTGGAGGCCTCGGCGGCCGTCGCGCCAATGGTGCTCCCCCAGGTGTCGCCGTCCTCCTCCCCAATCGGCGCATCGAGTGAGCCGACATGGGCAACCGCAGCGGCCTGCCGCAGAGTTCGCAGCCTCGCAGCGCCCACCTTCATCTCGGCCATCGCCTCGACATCTGTCGGCATGCGGCCGACACGTGCGACAAAGGCCTCCTCCCACTGCCGCAAACGGTGCATGCTGCTGGCACTCTTCTGCGGAATCCTGATGGTCCCGCCGGTGTAGATCAGGGATCTCATACTCTGCCTGATCCACCATATAGCGTAGGTGGAGAATGCGTAGCCCCTGGCTGGATCAAACAGCTCTGCTGCACGGTTCAGTCCTACAGCCCCCTCCTGAATCAGGTCTTCCACATCCACGGCCACCGTTGTGTCGCAGGAGAAGCTGCGAGCCTGCGTCGCCACCAGCCGCATGTTGCGAGCCACCATTTTCTGCCGCGCGCGCTCGCCCGCGCGCCGCAGGGCAACAGGTGGATCTGTTACCCCCTGCGCCAGATCTTCCGGGGATGGCTGCCAGTCCAGCCATGCCCTGATCGCGCGGCCCAACAGCACCTGCTCCTCGCGGCTGGGGATCGGCAGCTGAGCGAACGCGCTGAGCATCGAGTCGAGCGATGAGCCCACCGACCTGGCCCCGGCCTGATGTTCGCTCCATCCTATGGCCCAAAACATCCCTGGACAGTGATATTGCCAGCTGAGTAGGCCTACCCTGGCCTTGTGCGCACCGAGTCGTGGCGATCGGATTCCTGCAGGAGAACGGCCCCCAGTACCGGCTTGACGGTGCTCTCATCAATGTGCTCACGGGCCTGGGAACGGCCAAGGATCGGAACGAAGCGATCGGCGTCAAGCGCTCCCGGACCCTCTCGGAGGCGGCGGTCAATGCGCTCTACGAGCAGAGCTGGCTGATCCGGCGCATCGTCGAAAAGCTGCCAGATCAGGGCACCCGCAGCGGCTGGGAGCTGAGCGTGGGGGATGAAACCTCCTCACGGATGAAAAAGCAGCTCGACGATCTGGTCGGCTGGACCGAGAAGCTCAAGCTGCAGCAGGCGGTGGCCGCGGCCGCCACCTACGGCCGTCTCCACGGCGGCGGCGCCATCGTGGTGATCGCTGATGACCGCACCCCGATCGACCGGCCGCTCAACCTCAAGCGGCTCCGCACCATCCACGGGTTCTACCCGATCGATCGCTGGCGTCTCTACCCAGCAGCCGGCTGGTCAGGCATCGGCGAGCCAGAGAGCTACTGGTTCTGGAGCCAGGCCGACCGAGATCTGCAGAAGCTGGAGGAACAGGCCGGCGCCAAGCAGGTCACCAGCGCCGGGATGGGCATCACAGAGGCCACGCAGGTGGAGATCCACTCCAGCAGGGTGATTCGCTTCGAGGGCCTCCCCTGCTCCTGGCGGTCTCAGCAGGAGCGGCAATGGTGGGGGATCAGCGTGGTGGACCTGGTCTGGGACGTGTTCAAGCGCTACGAGACCGGCCAGCAGTCCGCAGCGGACATCCTGCACGACTTCGACCTGGTGGTGCACAAGCTGCCAGGCCTGACCAACATGCTCTCCGCCGGCGGCGAGGACAAGCTGAAGCAACGGCTGCAGGTCAATGCGCTTTCCCGCAGCGTCTTCGGCGCCTACCTCCTCAGCGACAACGAAGAGCTCACCAACCTCAACCGCTCAGCGGCGGGGATCGCCGACATCCTGGCTTCCCTGAAAACTGAAATCACCGGCGCCAGCGGAATGCCGCACACCCTGCTGTGGGGGGAGAGCCCGTCCGGCCTGGGCGCCGACGGCCGATCCGAGCAGGCGGCTTTCGGGAACGAGGTGGCCGACTGGCAGGACAAGCACATCAAGGGGCCCCTGCGGCAGATCTACGAGCTGGTGATGGCCTGCTCTGACGGCCCTTGGAAAGGGAAGGAGCCTCCGGAAGACTGGAAGATCACCTTCCCGGCCACCTACACCCCCACGGAGGATGAGCAAGCGGAGCTGCGGACGAAGGTGGCCACAGCCGACAGCCAGTACATCAACGCCCGGGTGCTGCTGCCCAACGAGGTGGCGCTGGCCCGCTTCGGGAAGCCTCGATTCAGCCTGGACACTACGCTGCTCAATCGGAAGCCCGATGGCTCCATCCCGGAGCCTGTGGCGCCTCCTGTGGAGTTTGGCGGCAGCCTGGACGAAAATCCGGCCGCGGCCCCGGATTCGTCCCCTGCCGATGCCGGCGCACCAGCCGCTGCTGATGGCGGCGGGCTGAGGGCGCCAGCCCGTCGCGACGCGGAAGACGACGAGCCCTGTTGTGACGCCTGCGAAGCCCGTGCTGAGGCGCTGGCACAGCAGATCACCGAGCACCGCGCGCGCCGCCGGCGCCGCCGGGATGAGGAGCCCCGCAACGATGCCGCTGGCCAGGTCCATCAGATCCTCGGGGTGAGCGTGCGGATGGATGGCCCTGGCATCGGCCGCCTGCAGGGCCCCTATGGACAGAACCTCCCCTATCCCGTGGCGGTGGGGCCGGACCTCAGTGGGGCCTGGGAGGTATTCGAGCCCTCCACCGGCGCCTATCTGCTGGCCCTGGGGCACCAGCACCAGCGGGGCCTGCGGGATGCCGTCGGCTCAGATGTCAGCATCCGCCGAATCGACGCGATTGATCTGGCGGCCATGGGCGCAATCTGCGATGCCTACCTTGCTGAGGATGGGGAAAAGGCATGAACCGGGCCGACAGACTGCAGGAGCGGATTGATGCGCTCAAGCGGAAGTGCAGCACCGGTTATGGGTGCGGGAGCACCTGCATCAGCCTTCGAAAGGAGTGCCGCACTCGCCCTGGGAGCTCGATCGGGAAAGAGCGGCTGAAGCGGCTGCTGGCCCTGGCCGCCGGCGGCGCTTCTGCCCAGCGCGGCATCGCCCCAGTGAAGGCCAAGGAGGCCGGGGAGATGGCTGGGGCTATCAGCACCCGCCGAGGCGAAAAAGCAGGCCAGCTGCGCGGCGCGCGGCAGCAGGCCGCGGCAGAGAAATCCAAGGCAGCGGAGACGGCGGCCAAGGCTGCAGCGGCCAAGGCCAGCCAAAGACAAACAAGCACAGGGGAGCGCCCAATGGCGCCCGCCGGCACGCCGCGGGGGGAGGCGGACAGGGCCGCCAAGGTCGCTGATCCGGATTACGAATTTGCACGAGCCTCGGCCGTGGGCAACGTCGGCGAGGATCTCAAGGGATCTGCTCGTCACAAGGCCAACCAGTGGCGATCCCTGAGTGAGGCAGAGGCCGATGGCACGGCCGAGGCCCTGGTCACCCGGGACAAGCTCCTGAAGGCCGAACCTCTTGACCTGACGGAAGGCCTTACCAATGCCAACTATCTCACCCGCCTGGCCGGCCACTTGGCGCTGAAGTCCTTTCCGCCGCAGCCCTACACGGAGAAAGCATTCTCGTCCTACAACCTGTCTCAGATCGATGGCAAAAAGACCCCGGCCGAGATGCGCAAGCTCTACTACGACCACCTGCAGCAGGTGAAAAGCATCATCGATAAGCGCCGGGATGACGCAGACCCCCGCGACATGCTTGCGGAAATCTCCAGGGTCACCGTTGACCGGATTGCGGCCATCAGGGGCGATCGCACGCAGGCCACATCTGATCGCTTCAACCCCCTGGCCAATTCGCTGGTGGACCTCACCAAGAAAACCAGCCGAGGCAGTTACGCCAAATCTTCCATTCCTGGGCAAATCAACACACTGGGCGTTCGCCTCAAAAAGGCCAACGAGACCAAGAGCACCGCCGAACTGGCGGATGTTATGCGCAATGCCACCGAAGACATTCTGAACGGAGCCTCGATCGACAAGGTGACCGGCGTGAAGAAGCGTGGGACTAACATCAATCCCGCCGACTTTTATGTGAAGAAGGCCGTGCGCACCGGCGGTCGCCCCCTGGCCGCTGATGACTCACCGGCTGGATCTGCGAAGGTGCTGGCCCAGCGCATGGGGATGCGTGGCCTGCAGTTTGGCAATAGCGTCACCGATGACGAGCGGGCGCACCACCTGCGCAAGACCGCTGAGGCCATGGTGGATCTGGCCGACGTGACGGGCCTCCCTGATCGCGCCATGTCGCTTGATGGCCAGCTGGGCCTGGCCTTCGGGGCCAGAGGCAAAGGCCGGGCCTCGGCTCATTACGAGCCAGGGTCAAAGGTGATCAACATCACCCGAAAGAACGGCGTTGGCACTCTGGCTCACGAATGGGGCCATGCCTTGGATGACTACATTGGCCAGCGCAGCCCAAGATCAATAGATGGCGGCTATGGACGGACTGGAGATCAATACATGAGTGAACAAATCAGCGAACTGTATCTTGATCGCAGTGGGCGTGGCACCAAGAGCCAGGCGGATGATCAGGTTTGGAAGGCCATGGATGCAGTCCGAAAAGCAATTGATACCACTGATTTCCCGCGGACTATGAGGCAAGGCCTTCGCGATCTTGGTATCAAACCAGGATCCGGGAGTGGGATGAGTGGATGGAATTACTGGACATCAGGGCGTGAGGTGTTTGCCAGAACATTTGAGCGCTACGTGCAGCACAAACTTCAGAGCATAGGCCAGGAGAACACCTACCTTTCAGGCCTTGGTGATGACAGCCCGCTGTGGCCGACCAAAGAGCAGAGCGCCAAGATGGCCCCTGCCTTTGATGAACTGATGCGAGCTGTGCGTGCCAGCACCTTCGGCACGATGAAAAGCCGCACCGACAGCCGTGAGCAGCGCATCCAGGGACTGATTGATGAGGCAACGTCTTCTGCCTACTCTGCCAATATCCAGGGGCGAAACGATGCCATGAAACGGAAATGCACTACCGGCTACAGCTGTGGATCCACCTGCATCTCGATGAGCAAAATCTGCAGGGTGACTCCTGGCGCAGGCCCAGGCCAGCAGAAGATGAAGCGGCTCCTTGCCCTGGCGGCAGGCAAGGATGGCGACTTGGCCATCAGTGGCGGGGCAAGAGCCAAGGAAACCGGCGCCGCCGCCGGGGGCGGGGAGGAGCAAGCCCCAGCTGCCAAGGGGCCGGGCCGTCGAGTGGGGCAGACGGAGATGAGGGAGGCCGTTCTGAAGCACTTCGGGGTTTCCACGCCCGCGGAGCTGCTGAAGGACAAAAACTACCAGATGTCCACAGTTGGGGATCGACGGAGGATCTTCAAGGGAGGCAATGCGGCGAACGAATGGCGAGAGCTTTACCGCCGCTTCATTGCCGTGCCGAAGGACGAGCGGAATCTGCCAGAGGGCGGCAGCGTCATCAACGGCATCGACATCATGAAGAACTTCCGGCCCTGGGTGGTCTTCGGGCTGGATCCGAAAAAGGCTTCGAAGGCCGACGTCGACAAGGCCTTCCGCAGGCTGGCACTCAAACACCATCCGGATGCCGGCGGCGATCGCATGGTGTTTGAAAAGCTGGTGACCATGAAGAACAGCGTGAAGGCCCTGATGGATTCCGCCCTCCAGGACCGCCTTGATGCCTTGCGGGCGCGGTGCGCCTGAGATGAAGGCCCAGGCGTCGATCGGCCGGGAGGGGTCGCTCCAACACCGGATCGACGCCCTGCGGCGGAAATGCAGCACGGGCTACAGCTGCAAATCGGGGTGTATCTCGCTGCGGAAGGAGTGCCGCACCAGAGCGAGCAGCACGATTGGGAAGGAACGACTGAAGCGGCTGCTGGCCCTGGCCGCGGGGGGGCCATCGAGCCAGCGGGGCATCGGCACGGTAAGGCCCGCCGAGGCCATGGCCTTGGCAGGCGAGATCGAGCAGCGCCGCGGGGAGAAGGCCCAGCTGCTGCGCGCTGTCCGCAGAGCGAAAGAAAGCATCAGTGGCATCACGATCACAACCGACTCGGACGGAGGGGAGCCTCGACTCAATGGGCTCAAGCCGACACGCAGTCTTGGCAGTGGGGCGTTTGGCAAGACCTACCAGTTCGACACAGAAGACGGCCCGGTGGTGGTGAAGGTCAACGGTCTCACCATGGGCGATCCTGCTGAGAGCGATCCACGAGTGGGCCTGGCGGAGCAGCGGGAAAACGTGGCTCGGCGCGAGTTCAGGAACCTGCAGCGAGCGCATTCGGTCGGGCTGGGCCCCGAACCCATCGGCAAACTCACCCACCTGCCCGATGGCCGCTGGAGTCTGGCCTACCGGATGCTGCCGGGCTCCAAACTCACCCCTTCTCACAACACAGTGGAGCTGACTCCTGAAGCAGCCGAATATCT